GGCTGCAAATATGCGGGTGTGTCATGCCGCGCAGCTGGGAGGACTGCTGGATTGAAAACCCAGTGATGGCACTATAGCTCCAGAATAGAAAGAGAACAGCACTATGAAGCCTGTTGATCTATCCAAGTTTCGCAAGGATATCACCAAGGGCCTAGACGGTATCTCCGTCGGCTTCAACGATCCAAAGTATTGGGTCAGCACGGGTAACTTCGCCCTAAACTACGCCGTCAGCGGCGACTTCACCAAGGGTATTCCACTGGGCAAGGTGACGATGTTCGCCGGTCAGTCGGGTTCGGGTAAGAGCTATCTTGCTTCGGGTAACTTGGTCAAGAACGCACAGGATCAGGGCTACTTTGTAGTTCTCATCGACAGCGAGAACGCACTTGATTCGGACTGGCTTACTGCACTTGATGTAGACGTCAGCGAAGACAAGCTGCTAAAGATCAACGCTGCGATGATTGACGACGTGGCAAAGATCATCAGTGATTTTATGAAGAACTTCAAGGGAACTTACGCGAGTACACCTCGCGAAGAGCGTCCAAAAGTCCTCTTCATCGTTGACTCACTGGGTATGCTCCTGACGCCAACTGACGTTAACCAGTTTGAGGCTGGTGAAATGAAGGGCGACATGGGTCGTAAGCCAAAGGCCTTGAATGCTCTAGTTCGCAACTGCGTCAACATGTTTGGTGAATGGGACATTGGTCTTGTTTGTACCAACCACAGCTACGCAAGTCAGGACATGTTTGACCCCGATGACAAGATCACTGGTGGTCAGGGCTTTATCTACGCTTCTTCGATTGTACTCGCCATGCGCAAGCTCAAGCTCAAGGAAGACGAAGACGGCAACAAGACTACCACGGTCAATGGTATCAGGTCTCAGATTAAGATCATGAAGACCAGGTATAACAAGCCATTCGAGACTGTTGAACTGAGGATTCCTTGGGACAGTGGTCTGGATCCTTATTCGGGTCTGCTGGATATGTTTGAAGCCAAGGGTCTGTTCACTAAGGATGGCAACAAGCTCAAGTATATTGCGCTTGACGGCACCGAGACCAAGAAGTTCCGCAAGCAGATTGATCATGATCTTCTGGACATGGTCATGATGGAGTTTCCAACTCACATGGAACGCAAGGAAGAAGCGCAGCGTGTCAAGAAGGCAGCTGAGCTAGAGGCAATGAATGCCGCTGATGCGGAGAACGGCGAGTAATGAACAGCGAGACCAAACTGGTTGTTGATCTTTGGGATTTCTTCAGGGACCAGTTGCCTGCTGGCAAGCGCCAAGCAGCGGCAACTCATCTACTGAGGTTGTTTGAAGAGTATGGTATGGAAGTCGACCACGAGGATCTCGAGGGCGAATGCGAATACCTAGACGATGCCATTGAAATCGTTCGTGAAGACGAAGACGAGGACGATGATCTCGACTATAACAACGACGACCGAGACTGAATATTGATACGATAGTCCACACTAGCTAGTGTGGACTATCAATCAGAGGAATAACAATGAGCAAGTGGTATGCAAAGGTCACTGCGAACCCCGCAGATTATTTGCCTCTAGTGGACGCTATCGTTCACTTTGAGACAGAGCTGGAGGAGGCGCGTTTTGAGACCAAGCTAAAGGGCAGTCTCGAGAAGGCCAGTGCCCGTCTACCGGGTATTACTGCCCACCGCTTTGGCCAACTTCAGGAAGTTGAAGCTATCCTGAAGTATCTCGAGATCCGCATGGCAGAAGTCAAAGGCGCAGCGTTCAAGAAGTATTTTGAACACTATCAAAAGAGTCTTAGTGCTCGTGAAGCTGAAAAGTATGCTGATGCGGATGCAAAGGTTATTGAGATTGCACTCTTGATCAATCAGATTGCACTCGTTCGTAACCAGTATCTCGCAGTCATGAAGGGACTGGACGCCAAGAACTGGCAGATCAGCAACCTGACAAAGCTGAAAGCTGCTGGCTTTGAAGATTACTCGGTGGATGACTACGGCCCTGTCCGTTAACAAGTTATTCACAGACTTATCAACAGGCCAACTCTTTAGCCGGGGAAAGCGAGCGGGAACGCTCGCTTTTTCCACATCAGGCGTTGACACGTGAACATAGGCATGTAAGCTGCTGGCAACAAAAGCACGCAAGATCGGAGCACGTAAATGAAGGTGACGGTACACCGTGGAGACTGGGCTGACCAGACCATTCGCGGAAAAGAGTTCGAGTTGTTTCGCGGACTCTCAATGGGACAACGTGGTCCGTTCATCACAGTCAATGGCGCTGGTACGACGCAGGATAATGGAAAGCCGTTTCCTGCTCGCAACTTCAAGGTCTACGTCAAGGACTTGTCCGACTTCACAGTCGAGGATGGCGATGCCTTTTACAACAATGATCGCAATCGTGCGATCTTCCGGTCTTCTCCTGATCCAGCCTTGCGGAACTTTATCCACGGTGAAAACCTGATCG